CAAGCCACCCACCAATACGAGAAAGGATGCTCTTTCCAGCAGTACGAAGTGCGGCGCTTCCACCGGCTTTTTCTAAAAGTTTTGGAGCATATTTACTTACTGCTTTATAAGCAAGGTAGTCTTTACCAATACTTGCTGCTGTACTTCCTAGGCTGCTTATTGTGCCGCCAACCCCGCCCGTATTAGGGAAGGTTTGTAGCGCTCCTTTGAGCGTCATAAAGGCTTCAGTAACAGGGCCAAGAACATTAAGTAGGTCAGCAAACCCGCTTGTTAGATCGGCATTAGTCCTTTGAGCAACGTTATACCCGCCCACAAGACCTTGCTCTGTAGATTGAAGTATCTTAGCCTGCGCAGAAGATGCGCGGAAGTTAGAACGAATAGGGCTGCTCTCATCTACACCCATAAGGTTAAGCATTTGGTTTGGATCTTTACTCTTCATAGCGCTGCTAAATGCAGAGGCAGAAGAGGCAGAAGCTCTGGCTACAATACCAGATTGAATCAAAGCAATAAGATTAGGATCGCCATTTGCGATCNTTGAGATATCAGCATAGCCTTTACTGNTGGTATTGTATACCGTAGCGGCTTGCTCTTTAGTGATCTTACGGCCACCGTACATGAAGTTATAGACCTGATTAATAATCTGGTCCATAGGCTTTAGGTTGCCCTTAGAGTCACGAATGTTTACGCCCATGCGTAAGAAGTTCATGCCGTTCATTGCGCCAGCAGCACCCGCGGCCTGCTGGTTTGACATGCCAGACATAGCGCTCATGCCAGCAAGCTGACCCATAATAGTCTGAGAGCTTGCAGAGTTGGCAGAGTATCCGCTGTAGAACAAAGCTTGAGCAGCTAACGTGCCGCCCATAGCGCTTGTAGCTCCGCCACCAATAGCAGCGTTAGATTGTGTGATTGCTTGGCGAGAAGACATGCCGCTAAGTCCAGCAAAGGAATCAGCCGCAATTCTTTGTGTGACAGCTGCCATAGTGNTCGGTGTTGCGTTATACGCAAACCATCCAGCAAACATAGCTGCGCCGGCTACTNCTTGTCCTTTAGTAACTGNGGCTAAACCAAGGCGGCCTGAGCCAGGCTTATCTTTAGCCATGCCCTTTGTAGCGTTCTCTGTTTCTTNAAGGGTGTCTAACCACTTCTTAGAGATAACGTCTACATACTTCTCGACCTCTTTGAACAGGCGAAGCATCTCTTTGGGGAAATCCTCAAAGAGAGCCTTGCCATTAACACTAGGTAGTTTTGCCCCATCAGAGGAGATACCTAAATTGTCGCTCAGTTAAATCACCGCCTTGGTCTATTCCTAAACTTTTCTAACCACATAAGTCGTTCTCTATTATTTAGAGAACGTATATCTTCTAAAGTCCACCCTGGAAAACCTATTGAGATGTACTCATAGGCTTCCATCAAGAGTGGGTAGTCAATCTCGTTCTTAAAACAAGCCCGCTAAAGTTAGCGGAAGCGGTACCTCCGTGCCGCAAGACTGACATTCTTTCTTGATATCTCCGAGTTGTGGTCCAGGATTTCGACTTGTGATCTCACTGAGCAAAGCCCTACGGTCCTTAAGACCTAGGTTTCTAACTACGGCTNGGTCAATGACCTCTACGCCGTTAATAGACTTAACACAGTTCTTTAGCAGAATTGTATCCAATTCAGCTGAGGTTTTGTCAGTAGAGTTAATCATTTCTTTTTGAGTGGTTCCTGTAGGAAGTACTACGGACACCTCTCCGATATTGCACTTTACCGTGAACTGACGGTCACCTTCAAGTGCCTTTACCTTTACATCCTTGTCCAGATCAATATCAAAGACCTGCTCAAGACCGCATGATCCACACGCGGCTGGGCCGACCTGCACCTCTGAACCAAAAGTTATCTTACGGATAGCCAAGAGAATCATCTCTCGGTCTCCAGCGTAGAGGGCGTCTAAGAGATCCTTAGTAGCCGGCTCATCGCCAATCTTAACTGTGGCCCTATCTAAGATAGTTAATAGAGCCTTGCCGATATTGCCCACCTTTGCAACAGCTTCCTCATCAGCACCTGTAAGCTCACGAACCTCGGCAGTNGAGATAAGTCCACTGAAAGGATCATAGAGCCCACCAGGTAATGCAACCTCTGGAGAAGGAGGCAACTTTANTTCCGGCTTTACGGCCGCAACAGTTGCCTCCTGCTCAGACATTGCTTTCTGCGCAAGCTTGTTCATTAGCGCAGGATCTTGTTCCGCAGTTATAGTCGTTGTATTAGTCATATTGTTTTCCTTATATGTTAGTTATTAGCCGTTANAGATTGCTGGGGCTGTTCCTGCTAATGTGTAGTTAGTTGCGTACGATACGTCCCAACCTTCATGGACGATTGTCATCTCTTCAACCATGAGGCTGTTTGAACCAGCATCTAGGCCAGAGTATGACAAGCTTGTGATCCATGCACGGTAGATACGGAATCGTAGCGAGGTGTGCTGATCAACAGGTGTAGGTGCAACTGTACCTGTTGCAGCACCGTTTAGGTTAATTGTCTGTCCANTTGTAGCCTGTGGGTTTGGATGGCTAAGAACCTGGATATCAATGTTGCAACGGAATCCTCCGCCTACGCCAGAAGCAGCACCTGTAGAGGTAGGTGTTCCTGTAGTAAGAACTGAGAATAGTCGCTTCATCCAAAGAGCGTTGTCGCCTTGTCCCAACATGACACCCTTAGAGAGGGTGATTGGGGTGAAAGCAGACTGTCCTGGAATCTGGTGGACGTTGGTGTTATATCCACCTTCACGGTAAGCAATAGCTTCTGTAGCTACGCTTAGACCGGAAACAGATACAAACCCCATCTTTCCAAAGTTTGTTCCATAAGTAGCGACNTCTGAACCGCTCTCTGTAGGAGTAAAGGTNACTAAGAACTTAAAGTTACGTACTGGATCAGTAAGTAAGCTGCTAAGTGAATTAGTTACTGGTGTTGTCATTTTTATCTATCTCCTTACGCCGAGGCGCTTCCGGTTAGCTGTGACAAGGTGATCACAACGAACTCTGCTGGGTATTGTAGGGCAACTCCAATTTGGATATTAACAATACCGGCTTGGATATCGCTAAAGCTTGTTGTTGTTGCATCACACTTAACGTAGTAGGCCTGTGAAGGAGAGCTACCGCGTAGTCCTCCGCTGTTCCAGTAGTTAAATAGGAACGAACCTAAAACGGTCTGTAGCTTGTTCCATAGAATGGAATCATTGTTCTCAAATACAGCGAACTGAGAAAGGTTGTTCATCTGCTTTTCGATGTAGATAAGAGAACGACGGATGTTGATATAACGGTTATTTGGGCTACCGTCCAAAGTACGTCCACCCATGATTACAATTCCTGCACCAGGTGCCTGACGAATTGTGTTAACAGGGTCAATAGAGGTGTTCAAAGCATCNAGCTCAGCNTTGGTAAAGCTGTGCTCTGTAGAGACTGCAAGAGCAATCTTGTTGAGCAAACCAGCTGGAGTCTTTGCTGGACCACGTGAAGCATCTGTTGCTAGATATTGTCCAACAACTGCAGCTCCTGGAGCCTGAAGACGGGTTGCACCCTGGATCTTAGTTGGATCTGGGATGTTAATCCATGGCCAGTAAGCAGCCGCAATGTTGCCTGAAGTAGCGCCTGCAGCCAAGAGAGCTGTAGATGTAACGGCACCCTGTGCCAAAGCAGCGTTTGCAATCTGGGAAGGTGTGTCAACTACTACAAAGCAGTCGGTACGTCCTGCAGCGTAGATCATTGCGTCTGCGTGCATCTGATAGGTGTCAGCTGCCAAGGTGCGATATGGAGCATCTGCTGCATATAGAACCAGCGCGTTGTTAACGCTATCAAAGTTAGACCAACCATTCTTGTAGTCTAGAACTACCGGTGTTGTACCGTCTAGGCCACCAGAGAAGCTTGTAGCTGTGGTTGCTGATGTAGTAGGCGCATAGATAGCTGTTCCATTAGTTACTGTGTTGTTTGATGCCAAAGCTGCAGTAACGATTGATGAGTAAGAGTTGATTACTGCAATGAAGTAGTTGCTATCTGAAGCAGTCATGCTTAAGTCAGAGTAACGCTCTACTGTAGAAGTAGAAGACTGTCCGTTTTGTACTACTGTGTAGAAAATGGATAGGTTAAAGCGACCTGTTGAACCAGATGGGCTAGCCAAAACAGAATAGCTGCTTGACCAAGTTCCTTCATTCTTTGCTGTCAAAACGATAGCGTTGTTTGAAGGTGTGGTTGTTACAACTGTCGCTGTACCTGAAGCTGAAGATACTGAGCGATCTGTTGTTGCGCTTGTAACTGTGAACTGGCTGCTAGATGCAGTAGCAATAGCAACACCTGTCAAGTTAAAGGCTGAGCTGTAAGTACCTGTAGCTGTTGAGCTTGAACCAGTAGCTGTGCTTGTAACTGTAAAGCTTGTGTTAGTTACAACACCTGTGATGGTGTATGTACCGTTAAAGCCTGAGGTTGTAGCACCAGTAATGGTGATTGACTGGCCGCTTGAAAGACCAGTTGTTGAAGCTGTAGCGTATGTAACAGCTGTACCTGTTGCAGTAATGCCAGTAATTGTTACTGAACCGTTAAGCCCTGTAACAGATACTGTCTGGCCTGCTGAGTAGGTGTTGGTAGCTGTGTAAGTGATTGTTCCAGCAGATGCTGCTGCTGCGGTAACAGTAGCGGTTGTTGTGGTAGAAGTACCAGAACCGTCTGTAAGTGTTACTGCGCCTTTAGCTGCTGTAGAACTGACTACACGGTTTACATACAACGATGTGCCATGGTTGGCAAAGAAGTTGTATACAGCCCATGTAGCTGGGTAAGAGTCATTAAGTCCACCAAATGTCTTTGTGAACTGTGTCCATGTGGTTACAAGAGTTGGGACTCCTGCAGGACCTGAAGGGAACGTTCCAGAAAAACCACCGATAGCGGTTGCTGTGTCAACCACAGAAACCGATTGCTGCAATGGTACTTCTTGGATATAGACTCCTGGGCGATTGTATGTTGCCATTAGGGGTTACTCCTTAGTTAGTTTGTTTTCTTTAAGTTGCGGTGTTATTTCTAGATCGTAAACGGAATTGACTGGAATGTCGTAGTGATGTTAGGTGCGTGTGTTACTTGGTAAGCTTGTACTAGCTGATCTACAAGTAGCTCAGAGCTAATACGTATATTATAGACGTTACTGAACAGGCGTTTCTCCGATTCAATAAAGTCCCTTTTTGAGAACCCCAGGACATCCACCCTACGGTTGGTACCGTCTTGGGGGATGGGAAGTTGCCCAAACCTTAATGGTAGTCTACCAGGATTAAAGAGGGCCGCAATCAACTGGCGGTCATGTCGTGGTTGACGGGCCCAGGTAGATACCTGATAGATCAGATCTACTGGGATAGGGTAGTTAATTCTATTAATGTTAGTAGTATCTACTCCCTCAGGGGTGTAGGTCAAAGGAACGTATCCACGATGAGCACGTGTTGGGTCCTCAGAAACCCCCACGAGATCAATAGTTATGTATGGGTAGGACTGCTGACGGATTTCCTTATCAGGCTGTCCATAGTAAACCCCTACAGGCCGTGCTGAATTTCCGCTATCAGCAACAGTAATTCCTGTGAGCAAAGTCTTAAGGGCTTCATCTTCATTTAAGATAAATGGCATTAGATCATTCCCATCGCAAAAGTACTTAAGGCAGGAGAAAGCTGCTCGCTTGGAGTCCCGTAGTTAAGCTTGCGCATCTGATCCTCAAGCTCTTTAGGCATAGCGATAGTAGGCCCCCCATTTACATGGACGACCTCGAGTTGATTTACAAAGTGATCTGGCCAGCCAAATGATGCGGCGTGGCTGCGTAGAATCTGCGTAAACATGTCCAATGCGCTGACTTCACCGTATAGTAATACGGCTTTAAGGTAATCCTCTATAGTGAATTTATCAGCCATTTTTAGGAAGTTTCTTCGAGAGTACATATCCAGTAGCAATTAAAAGAGCCGTTTTATTAAAACCCTTATGCTTTTTCTCTGGAAGCAGGTTGCATACTCCGCGAATAAACTCCACTTTGTCGGCGTCGGTTTCATACCGATTCATCCGATCATATAGACTAATCATAATTCCTCCATAGGAAGACGCAAGGTAAAGCAGCAGGGTTCCGGATAAATCCGGCGTCAAGGTCAA